AACCGGGTCAGTTCTTCACCTGAGCGGTCCAGCGCTTTCGGGAGATCAGCGAACCGCAACAGCTGCCCCATCCGGAACGACGTCGTAAACCCAGCCAGGTAGTCCCCGTTGGCGAAAACCTTAGGTTCGCGGCTTGACGTGTGGGTCCAGCCGCTCATTGCGGCGGAGTCGCCGCCTAGCCACACACCCGACGCGGTCTCAAGCCCTACGATGCACGTCACTTGTAGCCCTCCGAGGCTGGTCTAGTCCGCGGTCGACGACTGCTTCGACGCAGAACGACCCTTCGGCGGCTCTGACTTCGCGTCATCCGAATCCTCGGCCGCCTCGGCGCGCTTCTTCGCAGCCTTCGCCTTAAAACCAAGCTGCTTCAACTGTTTGTCCACAGCCGTCACCCGATCAGTCAGGCCAAGCGCATCCGCGTTCGCCCGCTCCGCGAGCAACTGATGCGCCTGCGGCTGCGACTGGTACGGGATGCCCTCAAGCTCTTCAGCCATCGTTGCTGTCTCCTAGATCAGGTATCAGATAGTTGAGATGAACTGGCCGAACATCCCAGCAGATCGGCACATCGTGTTCGACCCGCTCGTAATGCCACATCGAGAACTCTTTATCCCCGAAATGAGACGCCCACGACGCCTCCACGAACCGGCGATGCAAATCCCGCGGCAGGTACACCATGCCCAGACCGAACAGTTGGCAGAACGGGTCCCCGGTCTGCACCGAATGGGCACCGATCGGGGTCACCGTCCCAGCGCCCGTACCGTCCCACCAGCGATGCGCCCAAATATCGGCCGGCAGGCCGTAGGTGTCCGCATAGATGCGGTACGGGGAGACCAGAACCCGCCCGGGGGTCACCCGGGCGAGCTCAGCGAACCTACGCAACTCCTCCTGGCCGACAGCGATATCCCACTCAAGTAGCAACACATCGTCGTCCACTTCGGCCAACGCGCCGTAGTGGTGATTCGAGATGATCAGCCGCTCAATCCCATCAACCACATAGTTCCGGTTGTTGTCAGGGATGACCGCCGGCCAGGAACGAAGCAAACGCATCAGAACGTTGGTGTCAACTCAGAAAGTTGGCGTGGTCAACCCGGTGCCGTTGACCTTGGACATGCCGTTGGTGTACCGCCGGAAGCTGTACGCGAAGTAGCCGTACATCACCAGCAGAACACCCAGCGACGCAGCAGCAGGCTGCTCGGCGCGGATGAACAACGGCGCCGACGGGTCCTCCCACAGATGGCATTCCATCGCCGGGACGATGTAGATCTCGTCCTCGGAGGTGCCGGTGCCGTTGTTGGTGGTGAGGTTGTTGTCCACCACAACGAGCAGACCGTTCGGCAGGGTGCCGCGGATGCCGTCGTTGTAGGCGGCGCCGACGTTGAGACCAGCGGCCTGGGTGGGGATGCCGTTGGGCTGCGTGATACCGGGCCACACGCTGTTGACACGCGAGTTGATCCAGTGCCAGCGGCGGGAGTGCATGATGGCGTGGGTTGCGTACCCGTAGGCGAGCAACGCAGCCTCTACACCCGACGTCGCCGACAGGATCTTGCCGTACAGCGAGTTCGCCGCCGTGGTCGACAGGAAGTCCGGCGATGCGGTGGTGAACGCCGTTGACTGAGCCACCGCTGAGAGCCCGGTGGTGCCCTGCGTGATCAGCGTGCTGTCGAGCGTGGTGGCGTAACGGCGGAACAGGTCATCCATGACGACGGCCTCAATGCCGGTGCCACGGTCGATCGCCTGACGCGAGAGTGTCTGTTGCCCGGCTGCGGTCTGAATGTTCTCAGTCAGCAACGTGTCATCAATGTTCGTCTCCGACACCGCCGAGTTCTCCGACGCCTGCAACGCGGCAGAGGTGGCGGTGGTGATCCGGGAGATGTTCACCGACATGCCAGCCTCAGGCAGCGGGTGCTTGTTGCAGATGTTCGCGAACGGCCGGAGAGCAGCAATGTTCGGGGCGTACAGATCGGTGAGGTACTGCGGCACGGTCAGACCAGCGAACGCACCAGTGCCGGCGGCGCGGGACTGGAACCCGTCGAACGTAGATGCCCGCTCGACTCGCTCTTCCTGCATGTGCCGGGCAAGCCGCGACGCTGCGGTGGCGTCGTTGTAGAGGAACTGGTGGGTCAGGTCGCGGAGGAACTGGCCACCCGTCCGGTCGTTACCCATGTGGTAGGTGCGCTCTTCGGACGCGACCCGGGCTACCTCATCGTATGCGGGGCGGCGGGGAGCGGCGGCAGGCTTAATCTCGCGCTGCTTCTTCTCCCGTGCCTCTTCCTCACCGACGAGCTCCTGGGCCTGCGCCAAGCGGTGCTTGATGCCGGCCTCCTGCTCCTCAAGGTCGGCTTTCAGCGCACGCAGCTCCTCAACGCGGTCGTCCTCTTCCTTCTCAAGGGTCGACCGGCCTTCCTGCTGCACCTTCGCGAGGATCAACTGACGCTCGGCGATCGTCTTCGACTGCCGCTTCTGGTTCGCCTCGAGTTCCACCTCCATCTGCGCGAGGAGGTCAATCATTGTGGTCATCTGGGGACACCTTTCGGGGTTAGGGGTTGGGTTTGCCCCTGCTGGCCCGTCGCGGCGTCCAGGCGGTTCTGCCTTTGCCGTGCCGGAATCCGCCGCATCCCGTTCTGGCTGCGGCTTGCTTCTGGGCTTGGTGTTACTTCTGTTTGTCGAGCTCAAGCTGCGCGAGCGCGAGCCTGAGCGACTTCCCGGCTGGCGCTTCGGCCACCGGGGGTTCTGGTTGCCGAAGCGGTGCCGGTTCGGCGATCGGCTCGGGATCTACCCGCACCGGAGCAAAGTCACGGCGGGCGGACAGCAGCGTGTACGCCTCACGGGCCACCAACGGCGGCAGATGCGGGATAGCGGACAGCAACTCACCCGAACGGGCCGCGATCACGGTATGCGGGTTAGCCCCGAAAGTGACCGGGCCGACGTCCCCGCGGTGCATGTCCACCTCGTTGATGCGGAACTCGCTGAAATCGTC